CCAGCGGGGTCAAGGATCATGTAGCGAGTGATCCCCTTAGTGGGAATCTTCTCATGCGGTACGACGTTCACCTCTACCGAGAAGTTGGGGAACTGGGTACTCTTGCTCTTCGTCGGAACGCCGTAGGCACGGCATAGGATTTCGTCCTCGGGACGGTTCTTCAGATCCTCCGCAATACGATCATATCCGCCAAACGGATTGTCCCTACTGTGGAAGTAGATGATGTACGCACTCCGGTTTTTGGACTCCTGCGTATAAGGAACTCTGCGGTTGTCCAGAAGCTCAGCTTCCCGGCTCTCTAACGTCCGCGCACCCTCAATATAATCCCGCACCACTTCCGTGTATCCATCAATAGGGGTGAACGTAACAATCATCTTAGCGTTACGGGTGGCTAAACGGAAACGTAATGTAGCCAGAAGTTCTGGCCCGATTAGATATTCGTCGCACCACGTCCCAATATTGATCCACTTAGGATCCCGGCTACCCAACTCCGCGCCCTCAAGAATCGTATCGTTGTTCAAGAACTGCGCATAGGTCTTGAAGATGATTTGGCTCAGCGATCCCGGCAGAATTAGGCTGGCCTTAGAGAAGCCGTTCTTTCGCGTATACGAGACGTTCTCCTCCGTACCCAGCACCTTCCTCTTCATCTCCTCTGGAAGAGCATCATAGATGGCACTCTGCTGCTGTCTAATGGACACATCCGCGTTCTGGCTAAAGCAGAAGATGACGGACCCCGGATTCTCGATAGCCGCCTTTACACAAGCCCGCGCAGCGTAAGTCGTTTTACCTGAACGGTTACCGCCGCTAATCAGGATTTCATTCTTCTTGGACAACAGCTCATCCGCCTTGTCCCAATTCGGCAGCACAAACCCATACCTATAAGGATCCTTCTCCGCGTTCTCAATGGCCTCATGGTAGAGCGTCCAAAGCTTAACCAGCTTGTCCGGCTCCATCCGCGCCATCTCCTCCACCGTAGGAGGCTTAAGAACAGGGTGGTTACGCCACGTTAAAGACATTGCTTGGCAATATAAACCACCTTCACCCGTGTCGCCGCGCACCACCAGCTCACTATGCCGTCCTTACTCACGCTCTTCGTCCACGTCAGCTTCGGATCCCACTCCCTCAACAATGGATGACTCCATAACTGTCGATTCAACTGGAATAGCCTCCTTTTGTAATGCCGCCCGCGCCTCCTCAATAGCCTTCATAGCATCAGCCAGCGTCGGCTTCCCTGTCCGATGCTCCACCACCACCTTCTGCTCCCCAAGAGCCTGCAAGCCCTTATCCACACTAATGCCATAGCTTAGCGTCAAGTCCTTCAGCGGCGTCTTCATCAACGCCTCATCATCCTCCATCAACATCTCCGCCTTCTTCGCCACCAACGCCCGCATTCTCTCTGCCATCTCAAAGCCGTCTAACGCAAGCTCCTTGCGCCTTACCTCCAAAGCCCGCTCATGCCGCGCCCTCAAAGCAGAGAGTGCCACAAAGCCTATACCTGTAACCTCCATCACCTTGGAGTAGGTTTCTCCCGCCGCCAGCATATCCAAGGCTAACGCTGCCTCTTTAGGCTTACGCTTCTCAATGTACCTGTAGTTTAGGCTCGCTTGCGCTTCGCCTACACTCTCCACAATTGCTTTGGACTTCCTGCCCATCCCTTGTTTTAGACAAACTCTTGCAAATTAGTCAAGTGCCATTTGTACAAAAGTTTAAAAAATAAACCACACCTACAACCACATTGCACCTACTCCTACCACTTGCTTAGTATGGTGGCCCCTTTGTAATTTTTTTAGAAGTGGCTTGTGGATGCATCTCAATGCAAATGTACACATACATACCGACCCCCTCCCCCCCCTTATTGCAAGTTGGTTGTAATAGGTAATGGGTGGCATAAGGCATTGCAACAGGAATGCATGGCAAATCGCCGGCCTCAGTAAGCGGACTGCATGGCAAACAATGGGCAACTGGGTTTGCTCCTCACTTTTGCAAAGAGAGGGGAATGCATTCCGCTACATTCAGCGGGCATTCCGGAGTCTTAGCCTATCCAAAGTTATCCCCGAAGGCATCCGAATCATTCCCGAAGGCATCCCCGAAGCTTTCCCCGTCTCTCTCTCTCTCTATTCTGTCTTAGTCGAGGGAGTGGTGATGGTGGCGCGGGCTTAGCGTTTTTGAGCATTGACATGGGCTTTCCCGGTCTTAGTCTCGAGGACGATGAAAATACAAAAAGATAGTCCCTGTGCTACGCATCCCGACATTCCGGACGCTACCTTGCGCCGTTACGCTCGCTCTTACCTGTATCTCTTGACTGTAGACCGTGCCGCCGCGCTGACCTACCTTGAAATGCTGGATGCGGATTTCGGCCCCATTGCCGGGGATGCCGTGCTTTCGATTGCTAACTCTCCTTCCTGACCCATGAAAACAAATCAAACGATCATTAAGGGGTATCGCGTCGAGTTGGACACGGAAGGATCGGACGAAACGACGCAGTGTTTTATATCTAAGGGCAATTACTCGGCTTCGCTTGCTGCCCTCTCCATGACGGGATGCCTGTCAGATTCAAGATGGGATGACATTCGCGTTCCTGAATCCGTGATTGAAGCAATCGAAAGTTGGGCAATCAAAAACGGTTATTAATTCAAACCCTCAAAAACTGACCCCATGAAGCAACGCATTAACGACTGGAAACCCGAGGTTAGGTCCCTGATCAAAACGCTACGCAAGCACGGGTTTACCATCGAATCAGTAGATAACGGCGAAACGAGGGTTAATCTCGCGACGGTAGGGGAGGCTGAGTTTCTCTCCGAGGCCGTGGCTTGCGACGAAGCCACCCTGTTTTGCGTTGCGCCGGACGGAAGGCGCGTTGCCTTGTGGCTAGTGTTCGGCAATGCTCCCGGCGAACTGATTTGCGACTATTCGTTCGTTCCCGGTTTAGGTAAAGTTGCCGAAGAGCACGGCGAAAAGTGGTTTGGCCGTCCGCAGCCGACGATTGAGGTTTGAGGATTCCCCGAATCCCTGCACAAGCGGGGATTCCCCGGAATTCTCATCCCGAGACTTTCCAACCCAAAAACAAAGACATGAGCCAACATAAAGACCCCATAAGCAACTTAGAGTTTCGGATTCAATTCGCCGAAACAAACCTCCGTTACATTGCCGGAGCGGAAGAGTCGGCACGAAAGGAAGAGCTTCGCGCATTAAATCTTCAGGTTATCGAAGACGCTGAACGTGAATTAGTTAAAGCAAAAGCTAACCATAAAAACAAACAAATGAGACCGTTAAACGAAATCGCCGGGGAAATCCGGCGCGACTGGAAAAAGGTATACTTCGGCGCCGTGCCTTACCTTGAGGCATTGGAATGCATGGAAAGCCCGCAAGGAAACTTCGGATGCGATTCCGGACGGGAAATCATTATGTATTTCCTCTCCAACGCTACCACTTGGAAAGGCGAAACGGCTCGCCGGATTAAAGCCGAACTGAAGGAGGCGCTTAAATGAAACTCCTTTCCGTGTCTGCGGACGCAAAAACAAGCAAGGGAGAGGCTAGGGGATGGCTGACGGGGATTCTCTACCTTGCGCCAGCCCGGCAAGCGGGAGGGATGAACCTTTGCCCTCACGCTTCGCCAGGATGCCTTACAGCGTGCCTGTATTCCGCCGGAAGAGGCGCGTTTTCAAACGTGCAACGCGCACGAATCGCCAAAACTCGCCGTTACTTAACGGATCGCGAGGGTTTTTTTGCCGACTTGCGCGACGACATTGCCTCCTTGATAACTAAGGCGGAGCGCGAGGGAAGGCGCCCTTGCGTTCGTTTAAACGGCACTTCTGACATTGCTTGGGAGCGCACCGGACTCTTTGAGCTATTCCCCGACGTTAGGTTTTATGACTACACGAAAAACGGGCGGCGAATGTTGGACTACATCGACCGCAAGTTTCCGTCGAATTACCACCTTACGTTTTCCCGGAGTGAAACGAACCAAGCGGGGGCGCTGGAAATCCTCGCGAGGGGCGGAAACGTTTCCGTAGTTTTCCGGGAGCCTCCGGTGAGTTGGCGAGGCTTTCCGGTGGCTTCCGGTGATGAAACTGACCTCCGGTTTCTGGACACTCCCGGACACGTCATCGCATTGACGGCGAAGGGTAAGGCAAAGGCGGATTTCTCGGGCTTTGTTCTCTAATGACTCCCGAACCCTTCCTTGC